ATATTAGGGAAGCAAAAGAAACTGTTAAATTAAACGTATTTAAAAGAATTAAAGATGACGATTAATGATAGATTATATGGATGCGGATGTAAAAAACCAGTTGAGGTAATAACACCACAACCAACACCGACACCAGAAGAACCTAAAACAAATTAATTTATGGCCGAAGTAAAAAAGAAGACCACAGATAAAAAGGTTGGTCCTTGTAAATCTTGTAAAAATAAAAAACCAATTACAGAATTACCCCCAATTGTAGATGAAGATGTTTATGTTCCAACACTACAAGAAATAAAAAATGCATATGTTGAACTTTCAAATATGAAAGGCGTATCATTAGATAAAAGGGAAATGATAAATAAAGTGTATAGTTTTATATTCCAAGAAGAATTTGATTTTGATTGTTCTGGTTGTATGACTATACAAGGTAGAAAGTTTCACAACTATGTTGTTGAACAATTAAAAATAGAATTATAATGAGTAAAGAAATTGTACCTATTGATGACTTTGAATTAGAAAAAATAGGGGAACCAAAAGAACAAATTATTAAACATAAAGGTGGACGTATATCAACTGGTCCTGAATATCTACAAAGATTGAATGAAGCCTTGGAAATGATTTTATATCAGAAATTATCCCACGCTGAATTTAGAAAAATATATTCTAAAACTTATGATGTGACTGAAAAAACCGCCGATAGAGTTTGGGTACAATGTAAGCAAATTCTTAAAGAAAGATATGAACAAAAGAATGAGGAAATTATAGCTGAACAATTAAGTCGTTACCAAGATTTGTTGAATAGGGCTAGAGAAGATGGAAACAAACGTGTTGAACGTGAAACCTTATGGGATATGAGTAGAATTATGGGACTTGACCAAAGGAAGTTAGATATTACTTCTGATGGTATGCCTTTAGATATTAGAATAAACTTAAGTAATGCTCCAAGGGATTAATGGCTGCAGAAATAAATTTAACACCCAAACAATCTGATTGTTGGGAATTACTATTCGATAAAGAACATACCGAAATATTATATGGGGGTAGTGCGGGATCAGGTAAATCCTGGTTAGGTTGTTTATGGATTAGTACGTTATGTTTAAAGTATCCAGGTATTAGATGTTTAATAGGTCGTACCGTTCTTGCTCAATTGAAGACAACAACACTTAATACTTTATTTGAAACATTCAAAGCTTTAGGTATGGAGGGTGGGAAACATTATTCATATAATGCTCATTCAAACATCATTACCTTTAAGAACAAGTCTGAGATTATTTTAAAAGATTTACAAGCTCAACCGTCGGATCCCAACTTTGACAGCCTCGCTGGTCTGGAATTGTCGGCCTGTTTCGTTGATGAGGCTAGTCAGGTGGTTTCATTGGTACCAACCATTTTAAAATCACGTTTACGTTATAAGTTAGATGAATTTGGTTTAATACCAAAACTCTTTATGACTTGTAACCCTGGTCAAAATTTTTTAAAAAAGGATTTTTATATTCCTTATACACAAGGAGTATTGGACCCGCGTAAAGCATTCATTCCCGCTTTACCAACAGACAACCCACATCTTCCAGATAGTTATTTGGAAATTTTACAATCACTTCCAATTATCCAAAGAAGAAGACTTTTAGAAGGTGATTGGAATTATATGGAAGAAGATGATGCATTATTCAATTTTGATAGTATCACCAATTCTGTATTTAGAATGTCACCAAATCCGAATAATAGAAGATTTATGACTATTGACGTATCACGTTTTGGTGCGGATAGAAGTGTTGTTATGATTTGGAATGGTTTGGTATTGATTGAATGTAAGATATTTCGTAAGTTAGATACAACACAACTTGCAAAAGAAATTGAGGAGTTAATTGAAATATATCAGGTACACAGAAATAGTATTTTGGTTGACTCTGATGGCGTCGGAGGAGGGGTGGCTGATATGATTAAAGGTATAAACTTTGTCAACAATTCCAAAGCATTATTCGGTCAGAACTTTTCAAACTTAAAATCACAATGTTATGTTAAACTATCTGAAATGTTTAAGGAAGGTAAAATAAGTTTAAATTTAATAGATAATAATTTAATAGATGAATTAACACAAGAACTTCTTGCTGTTAAACTAAAAGATATAGATAAAGATAATAAAGTTGGGATACAATCAAAAGATGAAATGAAAAAGATGTTAGGTCGTTCTCCTGACTTAGGGGATGCCTTGTCTTATCGAATGTATTTTGAACTTAAGAATATAAAAAGCACTGGGCGTTACGCAATTCAATTTACGAACTATGGTTAAATTTAATTTAAAAGAAAAGGAATATATATTGAATGATTATTTGACAATTGAACAATATGTAAAAATATTCAAGGTTAAAGATTTATTTACGGACCAATATTTTGCTGCTAAGTTATTAAACCTGGTCACAGAAATTCCTTTGGAGGAAGTTATGAAATGTGATTATGAGGAAATTAATTACTTGTCATCATATATATTGACATTAATCCCATTAGAAAAGAATGTACCATTTATAGATAGATTTGAATTGGATGGGGTTGATTATGGTTTCTTTCCAAATTGGAGGGATTTAACCTTTGCTGAGTTTGTGGATATAGATACAATATCTACCAAGAAACCTGAAGAAGTTTTAAATATGTTACATATACTAGCGGCTATTATGTATCGACCAATAGACCACGAAATTAGTGAACATAACTTCTTAATTGAAGAATATGATGTAAAGACGATGGTTCCAAGGTCTGAACTGTTTAAAAAGAAATTGGATGTTAAATATATTTTAGGTGGGATGTTTTTTTTTATCAACTTCGCAAAGAAATATTCTCTCTTTTCCCAAGCATCTTCGACCCAGATGACTTGGAAGATGAAGGTCAAAATCCTATGGAAGATGAGGAAATTGATACTTCAAGCAATTTTCAAAAAGCGTACGGATGGTATATTGCAGTCAACAGAATTACTGGAAACGATTTTAACAAGCACGACCACGTCTACAAAAAAAACATAACAGAAGTGTTAAATCAGTTGTCATTTTTGATAGATTATGACAAAGAACAAATAAGACTACAAAAACAAGCTCAATCTGGATTTTAAAGATACGGTTTGAGTTTTTTTATATTTAATAATAACTAATGTACAACTATAAACAAATTTTAACGGATTTTTCTTCTATCGCGTATCATCACGAACAGATACGTTCCTTTGGGTTTGGTGATTTAAAACAAATTACCAATGATATTGAGACCAAAAAGGAACCAGAATATGTACGTATGTATGTAATTCCAGGTCAAAGTGAGTTTAATCAAAATCACCTACATTATCATTTTTCCATTATTATTATGGATAAAGTGGAGGAAGACCTATCCAATTTAAAGGATGTTATGTCTGATACTTTAGAAATATGTAAAGATATTTGGACAGTATTAATCCAATCTTATACTGAACAATCTGGTAATTTTAGTTGGTATATCATACCTGACCAAGAACCTGAGGTTGTTCCTTTTACAGAAAGATTTGAAACAATAGTTGGAGGTTTTACAATGAATATTGCAATAGCATTACCATTTGATTATAATAGTTGTACACCACCAGTTAAATTTGGTTATGGTTTCCCACAAGACCAAACATTTGAAAGTTATAGAGTTGTTCTTGATGACTTTCAAACATTTGCAGATTTACACGAACAAATTAATTCTTATGGATTTGGGGATATAGAACAAGTAACTAATGATATAATTACAAAAGAGGAACCAAAATATCCTCGTATGTATGTTACACCACACGATAGTCAATTTCATACAGGTCATATACATATTAGTTGGAAAATATTATTCCTTGATAAACTTGAGGATGATTTATCAAATCAACAAGATGTATTAAATGACACAATGGAAATGGCAAAAGACCTTTTCAGCAAAATGTATCTCTCCGAATATGAAGCTGATTGGGACGCAAAGAGTGAACCATTTCTTGAGGAATTTGAAAGTACACTTTGTGGTTGGGTTCTACATATTAGTATGACACAGAAATTTGATTATAACAGATGTGTATTACCAATAACATCTTTTGCTAAAGGTGTTACTTGGGAAGAATTACAACAAATGTGGAAAGATGTTTCACAACAGTGGGATGATGTAAAAAAAATTAATTAATATGAAAATTAAATTAGAAATATTTTGGAAAGTTCCAAATTTGAACAAACCGAGAAAGATAGATGCACCAGATGGTTTTATGGATGCAGATAATAAACAGATTTTACTTAAACCATTAGAAGAACAATACAACGATAGAATTGTTTCTTATAGAATAATTTTTGAAAAAGAATAATAATGTCAAATTTATCCAATCAATACGTATCTCAATCGTACCAATCAGTATTAAACATTGGTACAACTCGTGGAGCATCTTTAACTTCAAACCCACAACCAGTTACTGATGGTTATGGAGTTAAATCACCTTTATTATTAAGTACAAGTGAAATTATTGTATCAGGTTCAATCGTTCCATTAACATCTGGTTCTGTGGATTTAGGTTCAGCTGAAAAACCATTTAGACATATATACGCAAGTTCTGGTTCAATTTATTTGGATGACCATCAAGTTATGTCATTAACAAATGATGGGAATGATACAAAACTTGCATCCCCCCCATCAGGTGCTTTAAACTTCGTTAATAATGTTGTGTTTAAAAGTGACCAAGGTGATGGTTATTTGTATGGTGGTAGATTTACATTATTAGGTAGTGGTCCACATGATTTAACACAAACTCAATATAAAGGTAATGTCAATTATAATCAAACAAATAAAACATTAATATTTGAAAATAAAATTATTGACTCAAATGCTGAACCAATACCTGGCACTGGTTCAATTCAGTTTGGTATTGAAAATAGTAATTTATTAACTTATTTAACAGATAGTGATTATTTATTAGTCGGTGATGGTGCATCAACATATGGTGTTACATTTTTTGATTTTGATAATGTTTCTGACCCAACAATTGATTTTAATGTTGTAAGTGATGGTAAAAAAACAATCATTCATCAAGATAAAGATTATATCAATTTAAATATAAATTCAGTAGTTGGTGATAGTGAAACAACAGTAGGTTCAGTTTCATTAGCAAGTGGTTCAGTTTCAATTATTGGTAATACATCTGTAACAGGTTCAGTAGACATTACAGGTAACTATTATATCAATGGTGTTCCATTTAGTGGTGGTTCTGGTTCTTCAGGAACGTCAGGAACAAGTGGTGTAGCAGGAAGTAGTGGTAGTTCTGGAACAAGTGGTCAAAGTGGACAAGCAGGTTCTTCAGGAACGTCTGGTAGTTCGGGTACTCGTGGGTCATCTGGAACTTCAGGAAGCTCAGGTACTAGTGGTCAATCAGGACAATCTGGTTCTTCGGGAACATCAGGTAGTTCAGGAACGAGTGGTCAATCAGGTTCTTCAGGAACAAGTGGTCAATCAGGTACTTCGGGAACTTCAGGTACATCACCAGTATTTGATAGTGGTTCATATGCAACAACTGGTTCAAATAATTTTTATGGCAATCAAAATATATATAGTGGATATTTAAGTGTACACAATAATAATAATGTAAATATTAATGGTGGAAATTTAAATGTTGAGGATGGTCAAATACAATTAAATTCAAATACATATCCAAATACACATTTTGATGTTTCAATTGATACAAATCCAGGTTTTGGTGGAAATTTGGGTATTAATTTTCTTGCGCCATCAACATATCATCAAACAACTGGTAACTATTCTTTCCAAAATACAATTGGTGGACAAGGTTCAGGAAGTTTATCATTTACAACAAGAAATGGTGGTAATGTAGAATTTCATTCATATAATGCTGGTAATATAACATTTGACACAAATGATAATGGTAATATAAGTCTTAATACAAATTATTCAGGTTCAATTACTTTTTTAGGTAAAAACGCACAAATAAATGATGGTGGTGGATTAAATTTAATCAATCAATACTCAAATTTTAATTTAATAGGTGATGCTAATTATAATGGTGCACAATATCCTGTTGGTGGTGTTATAGTTGATGGTTTAAAATATGGTTCAGATATATTTGGTGGTTTCCAAATACAAGATAGTTCAGACAATTTTAGAACATTAGCAGGTATTGCAGCAAATACATATTGTCCTGAAAGTTCTGGTTCATTAGTTGGATGGATTGGTGGTGGTAGTGTAAATACATCAGGTTCAGATACGGCATTTATATTCCGTAAAGAAAATGGACATATGGATGTTTATAAACCAACCACATTCCATTTTGATACAACATTTGCAGGAAATGTAGATGTTAATCAAATTCAATCAACTGGAAATATTTCAATATGGGCTGAAGGTGGTAATGTAAATGTGACCGGTTCAATTAATGTTGGTAATGGTCATGTACAAGTAAGTAATGGTAATAATGTTATTATCGATGGCGGTGGTGGATTATTAGGAACTAATGGAACAAATCCATATAATAATCCAACTTTTATACAACCAAACTATAATGATAATAATTGGGCATACGGCATCCAATCAGATGGTGGTTCTCAATTTAACATGCAGACTATATTCTATGGTAATAATGATGCAAATAGAGGTGTTCAATTTTTAGATACAAGTAATAATACAATTCCATTTAGAGTTGATGGAACTGGCACAACAAATGTAAATGGTAATTTAAATGTTAATGGTGGTTCAATTACAGTTACAAACTATGCACCAGGTTTAACATTAAGGTCTAATTCTCAAAATAGTGGTTCTGCATATAATATAACATTTGGTTATGTTGATAATACAAC